CCAGATTTCTTATGTGCTTCAGATCCCTTGTCACCACCCTGCAGAGCTTCTCTGGAGAGGTTGCCAGCACGACGGAACATCTTGTTTCTCTTTTCTCTAGAGAGTTCTTTCTTACCCTCTTCTACCATCTCACCTTCTGGTTCATAAGAGTTTCTCATGTTAGTAGGCATTGAACGCTTCATGTTGTTAAACTTTGCAGCGTGAGTCATCTCAGGTCCACGAGCACCAGCAGCATTTGCTTTATCACGTTCAGCGGCCCGCTTCTTTTGAATTGCACTAGTCTCATCGCCACGGGCAGCTGTTCTCCAACCCCCTTGTGCTAGACCACGATTTCCACCGATTCCAGCTCTCTCACCCTCATAAATATCAAACATCTCATCCCAAGTGTAATCAGATAGGTCATAACCTTCTTCTAGAAGTTCATGTACCCAAAGTTCAAAATCCTCTTCCTTTACACAGTTAGGAACTTCCTTACCATTCTTTTTCTTAGTACCCTTTGCCTTATATCCATCCCAGCAGGTAGAAGCACCAACATTGGCACGGGCCTGCTTCATACCTTCTTCAATATAGATATCAAACATCTCATCCCAAGTGTAATCAGATAGGTCATAACCTTCTTCTAGAAGTTCATGTACCCAAAGTTCAAAATCTTCTTTCTTAGTCTTCTTTTTGTTGGCAGCTTCAATCTCTCTGTTCTGACGCATGATGTCCTTGATAGAACCAGAGATGCCAGTGAAACCATCCTTGGAAGGATCTGTCTGTTTCTTAGAGTCATCCTTGTAACCACCAGCAGAACGAGCAGCACGACGGTTCTCGTCCAACTCAACTTCTTCTTTTTTAAGTTTGTTCCAACCAAATCCCTTAGATCCTCCAGGAGCACCAGGATGTGACCTTTTAGTTCCGAGTTCTGCGTTACTACTATCTTTCATTGGACCAGGATTAGCCAATGGTCTTGGTGCTGGTTTTGCACCCATAGTAGCAGTAGTTTTATTTAAACCTCTACCAGTCTGTTGACCATGAACATTCTCACCTGGTTTGCGGAGTTTCCCTTGTGTAGTGTACTTTGTATTACGATTCCAAGGAAGTGCATCAGTTACATCGGCACCCATTGACGCCTTCCCTTCTTCTACCTGCTCTTTCTTCATTGATTCCTTTTCTTTACGGAGAGCAACAGAACTCTTCTTCTTAGGCATGTTGGGATAGTAAGTCTTACCAACTTCTGCCTTATCTACAACTTCACCAGTCTTGGCATCACGATGCATTCCCGACTTGATAGCATCACTACGAACTTTGCGGCGATTCAGAAGATACTTATCGGACTTATCATGATCTCCATCGTTATCGATGTCCTTATCTTCCTGACCAACAGGATCCAATTTCTTCTCATACACAGACTTATAGATAGATGCTAGATCTTCAGCATCATACTTTTTATCAAACATAGCTCTGAAAGAAAGACCGTATCAAAGTTATTTATTGTATTTTGTGCCTGGACCTGAAGGAGGATCATTTGGTTTTAATGGACGAACTGTTGGTTTAATTCTGCCTTTGAAAAAACCAAACTTCTTTTTGGATTGTCCTGGTGTCATTGACTGAACATACTCTCGATAATCATCTGTTCCAACCTCATATGCTTCCATAATATCTCTTAACCAAGACTTGAAGATTGTGCCTTCTTTAGTCATACAAATCACATAATTTGTACCACGTCTTGTGATTCTACCAACTTCTCCAGTATTAACATTTTCTACCAGCGAACCCAAATCAAATACTTCATTTTTCATATAAGCAACTCTCAACCCCTCTGGATCTAACTTAGGAGCAACTTCCCAATCTTCAGTAACAGATGCACCCATAATCTTCTGTAGGGTATTGAACAACTGTTTCTTATCCATATTCCCCAAAGTATTTGGAATACCTTTCACAAAACCTTTGAAATCTCCATCCTTGGCAGCCTTTCTCATCTTAGATGCGGACATACCTTCCACACCATCAGAGTCTGCATCTCTTGCGCCAGCAGAGATAACTTTGATCTCATCAAACTCATAGAGATCCCCATTATATTTCTGAGCAAGACTTTGGAACTCAGCGAGTCTGTCCTGACCCACGACAACAGTTACTCCTCTATAACCAAGACCGTAACAAGACTGTAATACATTGAAGATTGTTTTTGCTTCTGGATCATCCCTAATTTCATCCTCGTAATCAGGGAACATCATCCTCATATATTTAATCTTAATTGCAGGTTCTAGAGGATTCTTCTTAGCATCCTGTGTACGACTTGGATAAATTCTTAGATCCGCTCTAGTTCTCTTCGCTTCATTAGATGCAGATTTCAGAAGTTTTTCATGACCAATAGTTGGTGGATTGAATCTACCAAAGACGATTACAACACTATCACTTGATGGATCCCCCATCGTTTCTAGAGATTGTTCTTCGGGTGATGTCGCCGTTTTCGTACTATCTTCTTGGTCGGTTTTCTGACTTGTTTGGCCAGCAGGTTTTGGGGATGTATCAACTGGAGTCGCAGTCTTCCCTGGTACATTAGGCTTAGATGAACCGCCTTGTTTTGGTGCATCATCCTTCCCAGTCTCCTTAGAACCTGTGAATTTTAGCTTACCATCAACTGTCTTTGCTACAAACTTTCCATTTTTATCATACCACCCGCCATGACCATCACCAATCAAACCTCTTTGTTTGGCTTGAGTGGAAGCATTGGTCTTGACAGCTTCAGTAATAAATTCTAAGAAACTTTTCACTACAAGAATTCTGCCCTTTCTTATATTTATTAAAAGGTTACCACTATGGCATTTGATGGTGGTTTAGCCACAATCACAATTCTTCTACCCTTATCACCAGCACTAGGAGACTTACCAAGAATCAAAGGAAGACCTTTCTTATCCTTTTCATTTGTCTCGAAGGGTTGATCAGCTCTTCTTTTCCTAAGTCGCAAATAAAGATCATGTTCTCTTGCATACTTCTTTGCATCATGAAGTCTACCATTCACTGTTAAAACATTGCCACTAGATGTAGAATGAACATCCATAGGTCCGATATACATATGGGTAATTGGACCTCCCATTGCTTGTGTTCCGAGAACAATAGTCTCCTTCAATTCAGAACCAATCTGACCATACATATCAGGAATCTGTTGTCCCTGTGTATATCCAAGTTGCAAATATTTTTCATATGCTGCCCGAATAAATCTACCACTAAATCCAGGTACGATTTTTTCAAGTCCGTTTAGTCCCCCACCTGCCATACTAGGAGCACTGGGACCTTTCATCGACAGTTTATAAATTCTGTTTATGGTTTTAATTTCTACATCAGTATACGGTTCATCACCAGATGCAGATCTGCCCATTACTTTATTAGCAGAAAGAACATTATTTAATCTAGTTGAACCAGCCTGCAGAGTGAAGGGTTTGCCTCCTTTTTTCTCAGAGAAGAAATTGATTGCATCTACAAGACCAGTTTCTTGTCTTTCTGCTAGAGTTCCTGCCATATAGGGTCATGGTTCTACAACCCTATTTAGATAGTCCTTCTCGTTTTGATAGATCTTTTTTTGTCCCGTCCATAATTGATACCCCTCAACTACTTCAGGAAACAACCATTGGTCCACCCGATAGCAATACTTCCAGTTGACTGGTTGAATGCAATTCATCACAACAACTTGGAAGAATGCTACCAGATGAATCCAAAGACTAAGCACGACTTCTATTTTTAATTACAATAAATGCGTCTTTATTATACTTGCGGGTGCCTTTGAGTGGTGCCCACTTGGTGCCAGCACCTTCAATCTCATAGATTTGAGTGCCAGCAATTTCTACTGCAACGTCATCACCATAATCCCATCCAAGTGTTTCCAGAGCAATGGCAAGTTGTCCCAACACTTTACCAGGATATGTTACGGACATATTCATAACGTTTTCTTCGGGATCAAGTTTACCAATCACAGATCACCCTCCACACGGTTTTCGGAATAGTAAGGATCAAAAGATCCCCCAGGATAACGCTTCTCAAGTTTACGGATATTTCTAGCAATAACGTCTTCAAAAGAAACTCCAAGTGCTTGTGTTGCTTGTGCAACATACCACAGAAGATCACCAAGTTCAAGGATCAAATGTTCTCTGTTAGCATCGTTCCAAGGCTTACCTTGAAAAATCATTTTTTTAATAATTTCAAGGAACTCACCACCCTCAGCGTTGATTCCAACACCAGCGGTCAACAGACGCTCAATGTTTGCACCTTCACCATCAAGTTCAACCATTCGATCAGCAAGGGACACAAAGTCTTTTGATGCATCAGAAGTGACTGCATCAACAAACTCTTCGTATCGGGAAAATTTAATAGTCATTAGAAATTCAGAGCAGAAAATTTGTCTTTGGATTTTTTGGTCTCTTCATAAGTATACTCTTCTTCTTGTCCAGAGTCAAGAATATCATCCTGTGCAGATTGTTCGCAATCATAAAGACGCATCTTAGCACGGTCGATACCAACCACAAACCTTTTATTTACTGTAGGATCATTGTATCGATTCTTCAATTGTTTCACCATAATCTGTCCAAGTTCTTCAAGCTCTTCAGTAGAGATAAGGGCAAACATAAGATCAGCAGTAGCAGGGAGACCAAAGGACTCAGAGGTATCAGTAAGCTCAACATCAGAGCTACCATAACCAGAACGAGTGGTCTGGGTGGCAGATACGATAGGGACCTTGGCTTCGCAAGCCAATCCTCTAAGTTCTTCTGCAATAGCCTTAATATAAGAATATGAATTGACAGAGCTGTTTCCGCGATACCTTTCGGAAGCACATATATTGAGGTAATCAATGAAAATAATATCAGGTCTAAATGACTTCTTAAGTGCAAGTTCATTAAGAAGTGATCTAAAGTGTCCAACGTGAGCACTTGCGGTGGGATACTCTTTAATTATAAGAGACCCCTGAGTTTTTTCCGCGAGTTTAGATACTTTGTTTTCAAACATTAACCGAGGCAAATCAGTCAATTGTTGGATTGGGATGTTGAGGAGATTCGCGTCGATTCTCTCTGCAATTTTTTCCTCAGCCATCTCAAGCGTAATATAGAGTACGTTACTTCCTCTGAGGAGAACGGAAGAAGCCATGTGACACATGAAAAGAGACTTACCGACACCTGTGCCAGCCAGAGCGATATTAAGACTCTTATTGACCAGACCACCTTTCGTAATCTTATTGAAGAAGTCAAGATCAAAAGGTATTCTTTCTTCTTTTTGATGATAGAAATCAAATCGTTCAGAAAAGTCTTGCAAATAGTCATGACCAACATGATTGTCGAAACTTACAGCTAGTGCGTCTGAAAGAATAGATGGGATTGCATCAATGTTTTTCTTTTCATTATTTCCATCCGCAATACCAATACTCTCAACCAGGGCGAGATAAATTGCTCTATCCCTACACCACTTCTCCGTAACATCAGTCAACCACTCTTCGTTTGAACGATCAGTATCAAACTCAGAAAGAACAGAAACAACAGTTTGAAACGTTTCTTGATTGATATCAGATCGCTTCTCACATTCGATATTAAGAATCTCTACTGTAGGACACTTATTATACTCACTAATGAATCTTTCAGATTCCTCGAAAATTACTTTCTCATGTACACTATCAAAGTAATCCTTCTTGATAAAAGGAAGCACCTTTCTAGTATAGTCTTCATTAAGAATTAGATTCTTAAGGATTGTCTTTTCAATCGTTTCCATCAATTATAGTGAAGATACGTGCTCATAATATATTTTGGTTTACCTTCTTTTACAGGTAAACCTCTGTGTGGGTACTGCCATGTTGGGGGGAATATCAACACTGTACCAGTCTTTGGTCTGACTGTCAATTTATGGTAAGGAAAATCTGTTTCTCCACCGAAAAAATCATCATTGAGATAACAGAGAAAAGCGAGATATCTTTTTGATGTATCATGATCCTGTACATCGACATGCAAATCAAACATATCGTCCGAATCAGGCTCATACTTTTTGATTCTAAATTCTTCAAAAAAAGTTTTGTGCGGAAACCATTCCCCACACTCTCCAATTCCTTCTTTATAAGATCGAAGAATTTCTATAAATTTATAACAAAGAATTTGAACAAATTTTTTATATTTTTTTTCTGCATTTAAGTTTACTTGTGTGAAATTAGGTCTTCCAAAATTTTCAATGCGTTCTTTATTTTCAGATTGTTCAAAAATATCAATAAGTGATTGGCAAGTTACCGAGTCAAAAGTTTCACATTGTTTGATAAACTCATCCATATGCAAAGGTTTCTCTCGCAATCGCATCAAGTTTTTCCATAACATCATCGGTAAAGTATTCCTCGGGCGATGCCAGGATTTGTTTTGCGTAGATTTTTTTCCCATTGATCTCATAACGACCTGCTACATTTTTCCAAAGTCCTCCAAGTTCGCCAAGTTCCAAGAGACCATAATACTTGTCTAATCCACGTTCATCATAGTAGAGACGTACAGTAATTTCTTTATTTTCTTTACTCAAACGCGACTTAGCAGTCTTTGCCTTGATAAGATTTCCGACGACTTCTGTTCCATCTTTCTCTTTCTTCTTACTGAGATAGATGATTGAACTCGCTGCATACTTGAGGCCACTGCCTCCTCCCATTTCTTTTGTAGGCACATAAGAACCGATAACATCGTAGGTATGATTAGTAACAATCATTGGAATGTTTGCCTGACCCAACTTGAGAGTGAGCATCCTGAAAGCGCCTTTGACCAATTGAGATTTGGTCATGTCGCGGACTTGTTTGTCGTTGAGTGCGTCTGTGATCTCCTTCTCTGTGGAAAGCATTCCTAGAGAGTCTAACACAAACATACAAGGTTTGCGATCTTCCTCTGATTTTTTTAAGTATATATCTACAGCTTTTAAAGCTTTAGACCTAAACTCTTCAATTGTAACAACATTGACAACAACTACGCGAGAAAGATCTACGCCACGATCTGCGAGAAGGGACTTCGTAACAGCAGCTTCAGTGTCAAAATATAGACAATAGCCATCGGGATTACTATCAAGGAAATTTTTAACGACAGCGAGGCTGAAGAAAGTTTTTCCAGTAGAAGACTCACCAGCAATGGCAGTAATCTTATTCCTAGATACACCACCAAAAATACTGCCTGAAACGAGTCCGTTAAAAATGTACGAACCCGTGTCAACGAATTCTTCAGTGTCGTCGATGTCTGCAGCAAGTTTTGTGTAGTCATCTCCGATTTCTTTTACGATGTCTTTGAGAAAATCCATTTGCGTTCAGAATAATTTTGTTCATCAATGAGATTGAAACTTAGAGTTCTCCTCTCGTTATCATGTTTTTGTGGGAATACCATATGTTGAAGCCAACTAGGAAAGAGAATTACATCTCCAACCTCTTGTTTTGGCACCCACTCAGCTGAAGTCCAAGGTAAGTAATGTCCATGCATGAAACAAAGTTCCGAGGGATCCTCAGGTACTTCTAGTAATATTATACCAGATAATTCCGCTGCATGTATATGAACTGGAGTAAAGTCACCTGATCGGTATCTATTTACCCAGGCATCTGCCATAATTGTTTTTCCATCAAATCGATCATCATTTGATGGAACCAATGAGAGGCAAAGTTTATCAATACCAGATGGAAATTGTTCATTGTAAAATTGACCCAACTCTTCAACAAACGTTTTCAACTGAATGGATTCGCAGAACTCTTCAGTTAGATATACAACATCAATATCTCTATCCAGAAGATCTGGTGATACTGACCTAGATTCAGGACCATCAATAAATTTATTAACCTTATCAAGTATAAACTGAGGACATTTAGCTTTTAAAATGTTGGGTCCAAAAGGGTTTAATAATTGGTACTGAAAATGCATCATTTTACGGTCCAAAGAACGTTACCAGCGATGGAAATCCTCTCATCATCACAATTATAAAAAGGATTAACAGAATGTCCAAGATGTGCTGGAAATATAATCATACACCCCACAGACTCTTTGTCCATTAAAATAGGATATGTCTGCATATTACCAAGAATATCAGCATATGTAAACTGAAAATCTGATGCTGCTGGACCATTGCTTCCCTCACAAAAGGGAAGTTTATGTTGTTCTCTATAATCAGTAGGAATTTGCATCCAGATTACAAATGACAAAATTCCTGCGTGAGTATGAATAGGATTAAACTCCATTTGTTTTTGGAAGTTAACCCACCATGTCATGTCAAGAAAAGATGGAGGAGCATCACGATGTAGTTGTGGTCCAAATGCAGATAGATTTGAATCTATCATATGTTTAGAAATAGGGACCAAAACATTATCGGCAAAAAATCCGTCATCCGTGAGTTCTAAACTTGATGAAATATTACCTGCAAGTTTATTAGTAACTTTTTTATTTTCTTTTTTTGCAATGTCTATTCTTTGCCAGAGATAGTCCATTACATTCTCTGGCAATTTTGTTTTGTATATTGGAAGGTTAGGAAGCTCAAAAGGATCCCATTCAATTTCTTTCATATACCAAGAATTTTTCTCTGTCTATTAAAGTAATCGTGAAGTAACCAAGAACTACTATTCAGTTTATCAGTTCCTCCAGTACCATATTCAAATTCAACTCTAGGATTATCTCCATACATATCAACTTCTGGAGTATTATCCTTTCCGCGATCACCACCATTGGCAAAGACTACTGTCTGTGCAATTCCCAGACAAGTCTCAATGGCTCCACATGCAGATCCCTTCTCATCATATGGAACCGTAATCACAGCATCAACCATTTCTAAATGCCTAATGATCTCTGCACGTTCTTTCCAATCTTGAAAGTACTGTCCTTTCTTATCCTTTAGCCACTCGTTTGTATTCAGACCCACTACCAGATAGTTGGTGAGTTCTCTGGCTTTCTTAAAGTATGCAATGTGTCCACTGTGAATGGGGTCAAATCCACCAGTGACTAAAGTAATAATTCTCTTCATGAAAAAAATGCCTCTAAAGTATTTCGCCTTTCAACTTCCCAACCAATACAATCAAGGATCACTTTGATGGGTTCAATGAAAGATTTGCTGAACTGAAGTTCATAGTCAACATACTTATCTAGGTCAAACTCGGAAGGGAAATCTTGGATAAAAGACATCACATTTTCATGAATAGGATTAGGAGTTTTGAGATAAACAAACTTGATCTTCTCTCCGTTTTGAATGTCCTGATACTTATCCGAAAGTTTCTTTTGTTTCACATAGTGATTGTAAAGAATGGCTCCACGAACATGGATAGGCGTACCCTTTGAATATAAATCCGAAGATGACTTCCACTTATTAATATCAGAAACACTTCGAGGGAAAGCAATATCTGATGGGGGGAGATCATGAAACTCTTTACGAGACTTTTCAATGAAGTCAATCATCTCATCTTCGGTTGCACTCATCATCAACTTCAGACCATCCTTAATCATCTTACGACAAGGAGCAGGAGTAGAAGTTTTAATAGCTTCAATACCCATGATCTTCAGTTTGGGTTCCTTATATCGAACACCCTCACTGTCCCATACATTGAGAATGTATCTCTTCTTAGCAGTCCAGATACCACGATCAGCAATGTTCTCTCGTTTCATGAACATCTTCTGATCGTATGCGTTCACGTAGTCCGCGAGTTCTTGGTAAGAACTGTCAATATACGGCTCAAGTTCCACTTCACACACCTTATCAAGGAACTTGACAATGCTTTCAGTAGTTTTCTCTCTTCCCTGGTATACATTTTCAACCAGAGGACCCATATTAAGGTAGATAGAGTCAGTATCAGAAGCAATAACATAATCTACATCCTTTGTTTTCAATACACGATTCACATATGAATTCATCTTGTTCTCAATCCAACGGATAGAGACCTGGCCAGACAATGTGATTGCCTCCGCATTGGCTAGTTTATAATATCGGAAATACTGATTACCGATTGCGCCATAAGCAGAGTTAAGAGCAATCTTTTTCGCCATCTGAATGTTATTGCAACGAGCGATTTCCTTTTCAAGTGCTTTAGTAGGCGTCTTCTCATAATCCTTCTTCGCTTGAATCATCTTCTTCTTGAAGATGACACGTTCGTTATACATCTTCTCCATTAATTCTGGGAGAAAACCTTTCTTGTCCTTCCTATACATTGCACCATTAGCACACACTGCATAGTCAGAATACATTTCAAATGTAATATCCTGGTTCAGAAGTTTATCTACCGTTGCGGATGGGTGTTTCTTATCCAGTAGAGTCTCTGGCGAGATGTTGTACTGCATAATGAGGTGAGGGTATAGGGAGTTGAGGTCAAAATTGACCACCCATTCATAAACTCCAGGCTTAGGTTCTTTAACATAAGCACCAGCATATTTTTCATCTTTCTGATTCCTCTCCTTTTGTGGAATAACAATGTTTTGTTTCTTGAGATAGTTGTAGATGATTGCATCCCAGGTGCGAACCTGATATGCAATGTCGCTAAAGTTGACCTTAGCGTCATATGCACGGGTAAGACACAAATCAATAAGTTTCAACTTATCCTCAAGTTTATCTACGAGTTCCACGTCAACAATGTTGTAGTCAACAAACTTGTCCCAGGCTTTAGTATAGAACTCTCGGAAGGTATCAAACTCTGAGTGGTCCAGTTTCTTCTGTCCCAGTTCTTGTGAGGCAATATGATCCAGTCGATAACTCTCCTGGTTAGGAGTGCCAGGAGACTTCTTATAAAGATCTAGGTAATCAATTACTGAGATACCAGCAACATCACAAGAGATATTCTTACGACCAGAAATGACAATTTCGTTACGACGGAGAATATTCCAGGGAGACATCTTCTTCATGGTTTTCTCACCCATGATTCTTTCGATGCGACCAGTCAAATACGGAATGTCGTAAAACTCACAGTTCCATCCAGTGATAACTTCTGGAGTATTTTCTTGCCACCAATCCAAGAACCTGCTGATCAGATCCTCTTCATCGTGACATTGAACATACTTAAAGTTAGGTCTGTCTTGATTAGCGTAAGGTCTTGACCCAAAAGTAATAACTTTCTTGGTATTGTAGTCCTGAATAGTAATGAGTAGAAGTTCTTCTGCACAGTTAAACGGATCTGGGAATCCGCTCTCTGCAGCAACCTCAATATCAATCGTAATTAGTTTGATTTTACTGATATCAAACTTAATTTCATCTTCAGGATACATCTCAGAGATGTATTGGTGGACATATCGTTCGTTCCCAAAGACAGCAAATCCATTGACAGAACTATACTTGTCAATGAATTCTCTGCAGTCTTTAATTGTTCCAGGTTGAACTGGTTCTACTGGAATGTTGTCCAGAGTTCGCCACTTAGACTTTCTTTTTGTGGGAACATACAGTGTTGGTTGAAACTTCTGTCGATCACTAAAGTGTTTCCCATTCTCATATCCACGGATCAAAATGTCATTACCAATTTGGAAAACGTTAGTGTAGAACCTCATTCCTTTGTAGCAAGTTTCAAGTAAAAGTCGATAAGTTTTTTGTGTGGTTCGACCAATGTTAGGATTTTATCAGAAGAAATCATCACAACATTGTCATCTGTAACATCTCCTAACCATGGAATCAAACGTTCTTCGGGAGGAGCATCAGTTTCATGCCTTCCCAAAATTTGATATGGAGATGTTAGTTTGCAATCTGGATCACCAATGTCAGCGGCAACAGATTCAATTTGACTGATAAGGACGACATCATTAATCAAAATGATGCATTGAATTTCACTTTCCATTGGTTCCATAAAGTTGGTTTATTCGTTCTTCATAAGACTCTTTGACTTCTTTCTTAGGTTCCATTATCGACACCACAAATCCTGGTTCAATAGAAATCTTTCTGTCCGAAGTCAGGGGTTGCCACTCAGTAAAAGCGACATTATATCTAGGCGAATCATCTTGATCCATATTCACCAAATTTTCTTCCACAAGAAGTTCTGGTTCTTGTTGTATTTCCACCAGTTCCGCAAAGAAAGGACAATCTAGAACAGTAAAAATTACTTTATCTCCTTCTACAGCCTGTTTCACATCTGCGATAACTAGATCTCCAGATTCCATCAATACAAGTTTTACAGCCATAATTCAGTCTCTTTGTCTCCAATCATCAGGTTTGTCTTGTTTGAACCAATCAACAATTTCGTCAGCACCATCGAACCCCGTTTTGTAATTAGATGGGTCGGGGTCTCCTAGTCCCATCTTATTCATAAAATCATCAATGGTCCCCTCTTGAATATCTTGAGCGGCTTGACGGCGTGCTTTGTTTAACCAGTCACGAGCAGTAGTGTGTCTCTTAGCGAGTTTCTCTGCCCAAATCATGTCGTCAAGTTTGACTTCTTCTTTGTTAGCGATCTTCTTACAGATGAACTCCAGTCGGAGTCTGTATTGAGTAGATAGCATGTTACTCCCGCAGTTTTAATTCCAGGTCTTCCAACCGATGATACTCAGCGTGTGCTCGCTCTTGGCGATCACAAATGATATCTAGAATATCTTTCATGATGATATCATTTTCAACGTAGTCGTCAAGGTACGTATCGATAGCTTCTTTAAGATACCGATACCTATGCCATTCCTGACTGTACGGTTTATAGTTCATGATTTAGATTTATTATGCTCGTATCATAAGCTGAAATTATTTATTTGTCAAGCCAAGAAAAAAGGGGGAGTGTCTGACTGTGACCAGACTTCCCCCAGCGGCGACGATATTCCTAAGTATTTAGAACCATTCTTTTCTCAAATGGTGGTCAGGGACGACCTTACCTAGTTCAACCGTCAGTAGCCCATCCTCAAAGGTTACCGAGCGAATCTCCGTATCATCCGAGAGAGTCCAGCTGCGGACAAAAGATCTTTGAGCAATGCCGCGATGGGCATAGGTTTTTTGAGATTCTTCTTCTTCTTTCTTTCCTTCAATGAAGAGTTTCCCAAATTCTGTATAGACTTTTACCTCTTCATTCTTAAATCCAGCCAATGCAATTTCAAGTCGAGACTCTACATTGTTTACTTGGACAAGATTGAATGGAGGGTAATTGCTAACCGATTCATTGAGAGTAAAGATACGATCAAAATAATCGTCCATCCCAATGGCATTACGAGTGATTCGATCAAACAGCTGAGGAAGATCAGCCGCTTGATAGCGTTGTAGGTTTCCCATGATTGTAGCTCCTTAGAAAGCGAGTTTGTGTTGTGAGGACCCCGAAGGCATCCATCACTATTTAGATAGTATACCATAAAAAAGGGGGGTGGTAAACCCCCCAAACCTATACGGTTTCTACCTTCTTCTTTTTGCCGATGTTATACTTAGTCTCTAGTGTCCAATCATTCTTATCTTTGTAAGACAAAACTTTAATCTGGTTTAGAGGAGCAACATCCATAGTATCATCAGGTTTAACAATATTAATTAATCCCCAATCACTTAGAAGATTAATGATGCGATTACGTCTCTGCACATCATTAATTGTAAGATTGGCGTGTTTACCGTCCAGAGCAAACAACTCTTTGAAATGAACAATATAATATCTACCCTGTTTATGCAGGATATGACAACTCTGATAAATTTTTTTCTCTTTCCTAGAAGCTACTCCGATTCGTGTTAAAGTTTCACGAACCTTCAGAAAATCATCGGGTTCATTTAGTGTCACTTCTACCATTCGGTCGGCAGACCAATTAACCTCAGGCTCTGCAAATGCAGTCATTTTGTACCTCCAACGTCAAGTCGTTCTCTAATGTAATCCAGTTGTCTTTTATTTAGAATCGTCAAAGCCTGCATTGCTTTTTCATTACTATATCCATAGTACTGTTTAACAAGGTCAAGGTCTTTAATTTTCTCTTTTCGGAGCCAGGGAGAGAATCTCTTCTTTTTCCTGAGACTATTTAGATAAAAGTCATATTGGAGTTTATTTGGTAATTGATGAGACAAATTCATCTCATTAGCAAACATGATTGTATCCAGAAACCCAGATAGGCACTTGTTTATAATAAAAGCGGGATACTTTTTTTCGCGATCAGGATCTTCTTTAATAAGATCTTGTTTGTTGAAGTTGATAGAGTTTAGCCAGTCTTTGAGTTCCATTATCTAATAATATCAATTTCATCTGGATTGGTATTCCAGGTTTCAAGTTTGATGCGAAGTCTTCCTTCAGACTTCAATTTCGCATATCGTTTAGAAGATTTATTCTTCCACCATTTAATCAAGTTCTCGGTATGGAACTTTTCATAATTCTGGCCAGGACAGAGAGTTTCTTGTTCACCGAGAATAACTTCACGAGCATTGCTGAATCCATAGTCACACATATAGAAACGCTTTTGTTCAGTCAGATTTTTTGCACTTGCAATCGCAGTTGTAAACTCCGCAACCCTTTGAGAAGGTAAGTTCTTCTTGATGATTGATATCATCTTTTGTTGAGTCTTGAGTTTGCGACTCGATGCGTCCTCCTTCACCAGGAGTTTGTCGTTGTTCCTTGCTATGAACCATTTGTTCAGGTCTTTGAATATATCGTCATGTAAGAGCGGTGTAAAATCGCTGTCAGTGAGTCCTCTGTACCTCATGTAGGGTTTGAGTCCATCGTACTGTGAGGAGGACTTTGTAGACCCGTACAGAGAGGTAGTCTCAAACAGACAGATATCCGAACCGTACTTACTATTTAACTGTTCTCTAGCGGCGTGAGAACAACAAAGAAGAGCTAAGAGTTTACCACCCAGGTAGTTGAAACCGAACGGTTGAGTAGGGACAATAACAAATCCCATGATTGCATGACGATTGAATCTACTGAGTTCTGGCGTATCACCCAACCACTCATTGCGAGGTTTGCTATTGATGGTGGGAGAACCGAACCGAATAAACCCAAGGGTCTTGTCAGTATTCTTCTCTTGGATAATCCACTTTAGAGATTTTCCAGGAATAGAAGTTTCAAAAGCATGAGACATCGTAATCTGAAGTCTCTCATTGAAGTATTCATTCTGGAAAGAATCTTGTCTATCTTTTTCTCCAGCAGGATACACTTTAATATCCATATCCTCTGGATGCATATCAAAGTTGCTGAAGAGATCATCTTCAGGACGCATACCAAAGAGAGATTGTGGTTGATCGGCAATACGATCTAGTTTGACTGTGCGAAGATATTCATCGATTCTTCCAGTGTTTGAAAAGTAATCAATGAATTTACTAGCTGCATATACTGCATCGGTTTCACTTAACTGCATGTTCAATTAACTCCTTCATGGAGTCAGACATAATTCTATATCCACTCCCAACATATAACTGTCCTGAGACTACAGAAACTGTAGCAATTCCCCAGAAAATATAATACCACTTAGATTTAATTTGAGCACTGAGTTTCATGCCATCAATCTCTTGATGAATATCACGATGATGAAATCTAAGAGACTTGTCAATTAATTTATCAATCTTCTTTTTCATTTGAACTCACACTCCACCATAATTTCGGTCATAGCAGCAAGTAAGTTAATTTCTTGATCCGCTACGAACGCGATCTGATACTGATATTTAGCAATAATGAGCACAGCAGCAGCAACGCTAGGACCGTCAAGGGTTTCAAAAAGAGCATCGTAAAGACGACGAAGAAGTACACCAGGATCATTGTCCAGATTATTAACGACCCATTTACGGACCTCGGGAAACTTCTTATCCTTAAGCGCCTTGATAAGGTCTTGAATATTGACATCGGAAAAATTAGCAAGGATTGATGAGTCAATTTCTCCCGAGGATGCATGTCTCTGACATTCGTTCAGAACACGTCTCCAATCAGGGAAGTGTTTGTTAATCAGTTCGGCAAGGACCTTTGGATCCGCCTTAATATTCTCCTTATCCAGGATGGTTTGGAGTCGTTTGAAGAACTTTGAGGCGATTGCAGGTTTGTTTTTTCCTGTAATTCCGAACTCGATGACAGAACACCGAGATTGTATTGGTTCAACAATTCGGTTTCGATAGTTGCAAGTAAAGATGAATCGGCAGTTTTTATAAAACGCCTCAATATTTGCCCGTAGGAGGAGCTGTACGTCGTGGGTTGTGTTGTCAGCTTCGTCAATAATGATGACTTTGTGCTTTGCGTCAGATGCTGATAGTGATACGGTCGCAGCGAAATTCTTGGCCTGGTTCCGTACTGTATCCAGAAATCGTCCTTCATCGGATCCGTTGATGACATAATAATCTACTCCAAGTTCGTGACATAGTGCCTTTGCAATAGTAGTCTTTCCAATGCCAGGAGGTCCAGCGAGAAGTAAATTTGGAATCTCACCTTTCTCCAGGAATGACTTGAAAGTTTTTTTCGTATCCTCGGGAAGGATACAATCTTCAATAGTCTTTGGGCGATATTTCTCAACCCAAAGAAAATCCTGGTTATTCATAATTTAGTTAAAGTTATGCAAATTGTGCCAAACGGCACCAATGTTCATTTTACCATGAAAGTATCCTGCAACAATAACAGATAATGTAGCAAAGATTACTCCAAGGAACATACAGATTGGGACTATAGGATTCTTCAGTGCCATCGCAAAGTATTCAAGTAGTCCAATACATCTTGTCGCACATCCATCAATTCGTGATAACACTTTTGATTGTGAGCACACTGACGGAGAGCATGGTCGGGTTTCAGAACAGACTCAATGAAAAGATCAAGTCCTCTGTTCCACTTGTCTTGCTTGGATTCGCCATCGTTAATCATATACTGGTCATTCATAGATCATATCCAATTTGGTTTACGGGATTCGTCACGAAGATAATTAGATGCAACCCAAGGTTTGGATGAGATATACATTTTGTAAGCAGTAAAAGTGTCGATGCTTGTGTCAAGTTTAAACTCATCTGGCATTGCACGAACAAAATTATCAGCCATATTATAACATGTAATTGTCTCACCAACTAGACGATGAAACATTTTTTTGGCTTCAAACAAAGTTTTTGCACATGTATGAATTTTTCCATACCTATGGAGATACTCGGTAGTCAATGCACATCCATGTTGAATCAACCAAGCAAGATTGCAATGATTCTTTGCAGCCCACTTAGTGCATGGGTGATTGCGAAAGGCACCTTTTTTTGTATTATATGGTTGACCATCCTTGCGATAAATTTCTCCCCAATTTAAATACCACTTGCTGTAGATGATAGAAATCATCTGACAGGATTCAAGTGGCATTTTAACAATATGTTTATCAGGAAGAACTATCGCTGAATTTTTTGGACATTGATCTGTTACAAAAATATTCATGATAATGTTGGATATGCCCTATGATAACCATAGGGCAGAATATCGTCAATGTTTATTCTTCCCAGGTAAGATCAGGCTCAAGAGCAATAAAGTAAGTCAAATCATACTCAGAGGATTTAAACTGAGAAAGAAGTTTTTTAGAAATAGAAACTTCGTAAGAACCAGGGACAATTTTAATATTCTCAACTTTGAAGTGGAGACCAAAGTTCTTGCTAGTCTCGCCTACAACGATAGAGAAGTCGTTAGACGTGTCGTTCTTACGGTCATGTACCATCAGTTTGATCTCACCGTCTTCACCGATCACAGAAAGGTCTGTGAGGTGGTAGACTGCAGCAGCCTTAAGAAGACGATCGAGTTGAGAACTCTTGAGAGTAAACTCAACATCGACTGTAGGCAGTTCGATAGACTTGTCGGGAGGAGATACGATGACACTAGGATCAGCAAAGAAATACTTAGATTTCTGTCGTCCCTCTTTAAGAGTGACATATCTGGATCCATCGAAGTTCAGTTCAGGTTCCTGAAAAAGATTCAGGGAATTGAGAAACTGACCAAGGTCATAGATACCAAAGTCTTGTGGAAGTTCTTCATCAATGTTTGCTTCTGCAAGGATGTTCTTCATCACACTGATGGTGCGAAGTTTGTTACCTTCTTTGAACAGAATCGACTGATTAATCGACGAGAAGTTACGAAGAAGATTAACAGTACGATCAGAAAGTTTCAAAGGGGTTTTTGTTTGCATTATGAAGTCCAGCGAAATGGTAGAGAAGAATACAATAGTGGATGGCTTTTAGGATGTCAAGTTTGGATTTGCCATCCTTCTTACCAAACCGTGACAGATATTTGATAGCGTTAGATCGAGTGAATGCTTCTGCATCACCGATACTTTCAATCAAATCGAGAGTCTGCGTCTTAGACTCTTTGGATGTATAGTGGGCACGATAGGTTCCCGAAATATATTCACGAACCTCCTTAAGAGTTTTATCTTCTTCGTACTGCCAGAAATGAGGGGATTTTTCCTCTGTTTTAATTACTTCTTTAGTTGTATAGTCAGCACCAGGACGACGACGAGTTACAGTTTTACCTCCATCGGGAGATTCATAAACCCAATCATCAGTTTGTGCAGAAACTTCACCAGTAAGTGGAGTGTATTCAAACCCTCCATTAGCGCTGATGAAATCCATATCAGATGAGTTCATATCAAAATTAAGAGTGTCAGTTCCAGCACCACCAAAAATACCGTCCATAGGTACTGGTTGTGCTGCACCAAAGTTTACCATACCTTGGTCAGATGTACCAAAGTCGAAAGTGATTGTATCTTGTGCCGCAGGCGCAGGATTTCCAGTCAGACTAAAACCATCTTCATGCCAAAAGTCTTGACTGGGATGATCGGGAGGATACCGACCATCTTCATCACGTCCATCATCCTCTTTTACAAAAGGATTTTTACGATCAGGATCATTGCGATCATAATCGTACCAATACTTAGAATGTTCTTTGCTCATAAGTTCATCATAAAGTAACGACCAAGAGTTAACCATATTATATCAAACCTCAGATTCAAAGTCCACATCAGAATCAACTTTATCATAAAGATCCATGAAAGCCTGTTTGGTTTCATCATCAAAACGATTGAGGCACACTTGAATAGCTTTCGCTTTATCACCAAAGATATCATATGCTTTGATGATATGAACCAAGCGACGAGTGGAAATAATTTCCTCAACACCACCATCATAGAAAGTTTTACGAATAATATCTGCCCAGTCCACAAGACGTTTGCAGAAGTCACGATCTTCTACGCCAAGATCCAGAGCAATACCTTCAAGAATCTTTTGTTCAGTTGACGGAGTTGGATACTCCTGCTCAAAAGTTACAGGAAAACGTTCCAGAAATGCCTCATTGAGAACGTTGGTGCCGATGAAACGACCATCATCAGAACCTTTACCTTTAGTGTTTGCAGTGGCAAAGACATTGAAACCTGCAGTAGGTCGAACAAACTTACCGATTTTCTTCAGGAAGACACCTTTTCCTTCGAGGATTGATTGAAGGCAAAGAATCTTGTTGGAAGCCAGGTCAATCTCGTCAAGCAGTAGAATCGCACCGCGCTCCAGGGCTTCGATGACTGGACCATTGTGCCAAACGGTTTCACCATTGACGAGACGGAATCCACCAATGAGATCATCTTCATCTGTCTCGATAGTAATGTTTACACGGATGAGTTCCCGTCCGAGTTGGGCACACGCTTGTTCGATAGAGAACGTCTTGCCGTTACCAGAAAGACCAGTAATGAACGTCGGATAGAATAGATTGGACTTAATAATTTTTTTAATATCAGTGAAATTACCAAACTTGACGAAAGTATCATCTTTTTGTGGGATAAGATTTTGTTCGACAGGAGGAATGAACGCAGGTGCAGAAGCTGCTGTTTCAAGTTGTTGCCGAGCTTCCTGAACTGTCAGATTCCACTTACCACGACCAGACTTGTAACTATCAAGATACTTAGTGACGGTAGGATAAGAAACACCATTGGATGCACAATAGCCACGAACGTCAGCAGACGTAATAGTCTCTCCATAAAGATCACGAAGAGAATTAATCAGAGAATCGGAGTTCACGCGGGCGGTCATTTGAAACCTCATTGGTATGTATACAATATACTGAGAAAAACCCAGTGTGTCTTGGGATTTTGTGCCAGTTTCCTGACTGGTTTTAGGCAATCAGAGAAATAAACTCTCCAAGAATTTTTTTATTCATCTTTTTAGCAGACAAAGATTTTTTGAAAGCGGATTTAATCTGAGCTTTCGTAGCGTCTTCATTTACTTCAAAAGAAGAGTCAGAATTGAGGGCAGATGAAGAAAGACCAAAGTATGTTTGATAACCAACATCAACCATAGAGAAAGACCTATCTTTCTTGTATTGAGCAATCAGTTTTTCCGACTCTCCATGATTTGCAATAAATCGGCGGATAAAAGCACTTGCATCTCTAGGAGAAAGAAGTCGCATACCAATAAAGCTGGTTTGAGGAAATCGAACTCGCAGCTGATTTAAAAGAGCAGTAGTAAGACCATGATAAGGATGATCAATCCTAAATGAGTTTCCAGTTTTGCGGTCTCGGATAAAATCCTCCATATAAACCTGACGCAATCCCCAGAAAGGTTTCCGTTCATTATAAGAAATCATTCGGTGATATTTCAAAGGAGGAGCTTCACCATCGGTAAGGATAATAGTATGCATTTTATCCACCCCCGTAAATTTTTTGAACTGCGGGAGAATTGCATTTAAGGAGATCAGAGCTTCATGCAAAGGAGTTCCAGAAAGAGAAAGTTGTGCAGGAATTTGATAACTAGCACCACCCCATCGATATCCCTTGGAATCAGCACTATACGCAAGTCGATAGAAGTTTTTCATCTGATTCTCAAAATCAGAAGATCGAACTTTACTAGAGAGAACATTCATCATGTGAAAGTCAGGAGAAATATGGAATTGATTTTCAATTTTCTCATCCACATGATCTTCAGGATCTTGATAATGTCCATCATTATCACGTTTCCAAGAAGCCCAATGATTGGTGAAAGCATATACCTCATAAGGAATGTTGACTTTTTTACAAAACCAAATCAGGTTATACAGTTGCTTCACTGTATCCATAAGGACATCGGACATAGATCCAGACCAGTCTAGAACAAACACTAGACCATGATTCTTGCCGTCAGCAATAGTTGTTACTTTTTTGAACAGGTCTTCATTGTATCGATAAGTATGTAACTTCCCTGTATCAAGAACTCCAGTCCTACTAACAGCAGCACGAGCATAAGAGTCTGCGGCTTTACGGCACTCAAATTCTTTGACGAGGTAGTTGACTTCTTTCTGTGATTGTTTTTTGAAGAGTAGGTACTCATTATCTACTTCAGAAAAGATTTCATTAGCAACTTCTACCCCATACTCATTTTTTCTCATTTGAAAAGTAATTTCATAAAAATTATTCAGAGTCTCATGAATCTCAGAATTTTTTGCAATTACATTGTCAATTTTAACTTCTGGGGTCTCCAAGTAATTAATATCGCGACGAGATGGATAGTCACTATTCAATTCTTCGACGGCATCATCGAAGTTCTTATCAGTAACTGTATCAAACTCAGAACCACCCCTAGGTTCTTCTGAGATCTCATTAGTAAACTCGCTAAAGTCATTATCAGATTCCGATTCAGAATCAGATTTATCAGATTTATCATCTTTATCATTAGAACCTTCAGGAGAACTTTGAGGGGAAGGAGTGTTCTCTACATCACCCTGTTTATTACCAGCAGGAGTCTCAACTTGAGGAGGAGATTTTACTTCCATTTCTTTCAAATGTTTAAAGATTTTGAAAGAAAGTTCTAGAACTTCTTCAAATGTTTCAGTGTGCTCAACTTCTGAGACAAGACTCCTTTCCTTTTCAGTGAAGTTTATATCAATAAAGTTACCGATTTTGATATAAAGATTGATGCGATCCATGAAAGACATGGAGTCAACATCTTCATCATCAATCCCAAAGAAATCTTGGTCAGAGAGATGATGATATCCACGATAAAAAATTTTGGTCATCCCAGGAAACTTCCTCTTGATCAGTCTCTCTACCCTAGAGTCTTCCAAAACATTGACAAAACTGCCAGGAAGATCAGGATATTTCAGTTTCCAATTAGTATCTGGTGTATATAAAGCGTGTCCTACTTCATGACCCACAAGAAGATCATATACGGTCGTAGAAGCACGTTCCCACAACGGAAGAGTAAGAACTCTCCTACGAACATCAAAGGATGCAGTAGAGACTGTCCTGTTCTCAATGATGAGATCTTCAGTTGCAAGAAGCTTTGCAAGTTGTCCCTTGACTTCGTAGTTGACCATGGAAGTTGTCTCGTATGCATATACTATACATCATACCAAGGCATGGTCCATGCCCCCATGGACAGTTCTTCAACTGACTTTTGAGAATCCGTTTATCTTACTAAAGGTAATCATACTATCAAATCTGTCTTGAAGATCCTGAGTATTATGTGAAATGACAAACACATTTGCATCTTTAATAGCATATCTCACAATCTTTGTAAACTCGTCTGTTCCAGTTACATCCAAAGAACTATCAAAGATCTCATCCAAGATAAGAAGATTTGTAGATGATGAATTCTTCATCTTGGCAATATCTCTCCAAGTAAACAGAAGAGCAAGATCAATTCTCATTTTTTCGCCTTCGGAAAAAGAATCATAACTAAAGTTCTCATGAATAGGAGACTTGACATTCTCCTTAAATTCCTCATCCAATGTAAAGTTGATATAGAAATCCATTTGTTGCAGATACATATTGATCTGCTTATTCATCACTGGGAGATATCTTTTAATGATCTTAGATTTAACTCCATTATCCTTCATAAGGGAATGAGCAAAATCTAGATAGGAAACACTTTCTGTCTGTTCGGACTTGCTCTTCTCTACCGACTTAAGTTCCTTTTCTAACTTTTTAAGGGCATCTCTCTCAGAATTTCTGTTTGCAATTTGCGAGGCAATCTCTTGAATTTCAGATTCCAAACTTCTGGTTTGTTTTTGATATTCAGAGATTTTAGTATTGTTAGTAGAGATGTCATGCGTTTTGTCAGAGATCAACTTAGAGAGCTGAGCAAACTCTTTCTCCCTATCCTGTTCTTCAGAGATAGTTTTCTTGAGTGCTTTGTATGCCGTATTAATTTCTTGTACTTGATCTTCAATCTCTCCTACTTTATTTACACGAAACTGTTCCTCAATATCCTGTCCACAGGTGGGACAAACCGAATTATCCTTGAAAAACTTATGTTCTTTGGTTATATTTTGTATCTTTTGTTCCAGTTTTGCTTTGACTCCATTCATCCTCCTGAGAGATTTTGTGGGGTCACTCAGTTCTTGAAGTTGTGGTTGATACACATCTCTAATATTTTCATTGAGTGTACGGTTATCCCCCATCAAGTTGTCAATATCTTTTGACAACGCTTCAATTTTAGACTTCTTATTCTCAATATTAACCTTACCTCTCTCATCTAGGTCTTTAATAAAGTTTTTTTGCATGGAAATTTTTTCTTCCACCAAATCTTTTTGAAGTGACAGATCTCGAATATCTTGTTTTATCTGTCTCATTCTATCAGAAAGAAGTTTTCCCATGCCAGAAAAGATCTTAATGTCCAAAAGATCCTCAACAATATCTCTCCTGTGAGAAGAACTGAGTTGCATAAATGGAACAAAAGTAGCTGAACCAAGAATAACTGTTTGAGTGAAAGACTTATAGTTTAACTTTAAAATATTATCTTCTAAATGTTTTTGTTGGTCAAGAGCAGATGCGTCCTGGTTCCATAATTCTCCATTACAGTGAATCTCAAACACATTAGGTTTGATGCCCCTAATAACTTTATAAGATCTATCATTGATATCAAATTCAATTTCAACAATACAATCTTTTTCGTTAACACTGTTTACTAGTTGACTCTTGTTTACTTTCCTAAACGGCTTATTATATAAGACAAAAGTAAGAGCGTCTAAAATTGTAGATTTTCCAGCACCATTCGATCCAACAATAAGTGTTGTTGGAGACTTTCTAAAATCAATATCATTGAAGCTATTTCCTGTAGAAAGAAAGTTTTTCCACCTAATCTTCTGAAATACTATCATACGGAGGGAATACTATATCTTGAGGTGTCACTATCACGTACTTGTAATTATACCTGTTACAAGCTTCTATGGCAAGTTGCTCGTCAATTTCTACAACTGACAATTTGTGATAATCGTCTGCTTCTAAAAGTCCTGCATATCTCTCTGCATCATCCTCATCCTCAAACATGTAAAGTTGTTTAATGCCTTCATCATCTTCCAACGAATAAGCACCTTCTCCTTCATGTCCCATGAGTGATAGAATAAACATCTTTACTCCATTTCGCAAGCTTCAAGATAGACTTCACGAAGCAAGTCCTTTACTCGACTTTTACTAAGATCAAAGTCCGAGTCTTCAATATATTTATTGAGAAGTGTTAGTGTGTCTTCTACAGCATCTCCATTAAAATCAACCTCCGAATCATTGACATCCAAAGATTCAATAATCTTAATATCAATTGCTTTGGATTTGAGAAGTTTATCTACAAATTTATCGAATTTTTTTTGATCTGTTTTTTTCCTAACAATTAATTTGACAATCTTATTTTCGTATAGATGAGCTTTGAAAAGTTCGGAGGGAGTATCCTCGTAGTAAACCTTTTCAAACATTGTATATGGATTTTGAATAAACTCCATTTCATAAGTTTCAGTGTCAATCACATTGAATCCACGAATGTCACCAACATCATTCCAATACATTTGATATGGATTGCCAAGGTAATATACTTGTCCATCATTACTACGAGTATGATAATGCCCAGAAAATACTAACTGAAACTTCTTGAACAGTTCTTTATCGATACCCCCCTGTTGAACGCACCCAGGATACAGTTGAAACCCATTGATTTCAAGATGACCAAAAGCAACTTTGATTTTTGTTTTATCTATTTTTTTCTTCGTTTCTTCCAAATTATCATCACAAATCCAAGGAATCATGAAAGCTTTGAATCCATCAATATCATATTCGCCAGGAGATGAAATCGGAATTAGATTATCATAGTCTTTCAAAAGAGAATCAATAGAATTGACTTCATTAGTATTTTTGAAATATGTATCATGATTGCCTGCAAGTTGCCAGACCTTCACACCAAGATCTCTAAATTTATCATATACATTTGTTCTAGCCCAATCAAGAGCCCAAAAATCAATACTTTTTCTATTATCAAAAGCATCACCCATATGAATACAATGAGTGATTCCTTCTTCCTTTATGTAAGGAAAGAAAATGTCATCATAAAATTTTTGAAAATAATCATGAAAAGCCTTAGACGACCGCCTACAACCATAGTGCGTGTCCGTAATAATCGCAATCTTCATTGATACATCTTAGACTGAATGGTGTCTTTAATACTATTATACTCGAAAGAGTTACCATGGTCATCATCGACTGTAAATACTTCATCATAACCAGATCTCTCAAGAATCTTGGTTTTGATTTCCATCTGCTTCTTCTCTTTTTGAATACGTCTCAGAAAAGCGTAGTGAATAATCTGAGTGAAGTAAGCAAAGGGATTGGTAGATTTTTCTGGATTAAAATTATGAATATACTGAACGCAGTTTTCAATACCATCACAAATCATGTCCTCACGGAACATGTAATTAACAAAGTTTGGTTTGTAGGATAGGTGGGTTGCAATCTTCAAAAAGCATTCCCCAAGATAATTTGTGATGCGAGGTTTTGGTTGACCTGCTTCCTCAGCATCCTTTACATCTCTCTTATACTGAACAATAGCATACAAAAATTCTTTGTTGTTTACATAATGTTCAGACCTCTTTCTAGCAGCCATTTCATTGATCTCCTGTAAATATTAATATTGTATCATGAAGTGCAGAAACTGACAACTTGACAAGGCTCTATATTTTGTGTATGATTACTCTGCCAGAGTTCAGAAGCACTATTCAGCTTCTTTAGATTCTATCTTATAAATCTTTTCAAGTTCTTTTCGAGCTTGTTCTACTGTTGTTTTGAATACTTTTGTTCCATTGCCTTGTTTTTTATACAGTCTATTAAATTTTGATCTGACAAAATTCATGTAAGACTCCACTACATCTGATTTTTCAGATGCTTCTACAACTGTGATCACATGTTGCATTGGAATTACTACTATTCCTTCGTTTGGATTTGTTTTAATCCAAGGAATCATTCGCAGGCCTTCTCCTGAAGAAATTGATATTGATTCAATAGAAACTGGATCACTAAGAACTAAAACTCTTCTTCCATTTTCTTCTGTTGGAAGAATTTCTGCAAAGATTTCTTCGCCGCTGACTAACTTTATTGTTCCATAAAATTCTTCTTCCATATTAGCTTTTTAATTTTATTTGGGTAAATTCATAATTAAAATCTTCTTCGGTATAAATTTTAATTCTTTCGATTAAATGATTAAGAGTGTAGTTTTTTTTCCCTTGACAAGTAATATCATCTGCAATATCGTAAAGCATGGCTTTATCTTTATTGTTTCCTTTTCTTAGAATTCTACCAATCGATTGGAGATTTCTAATTCTTGATTTACTAGGTGAAGCAAAAACTACGTTATGTAAATTTTTGATATTGATGCCTGTAGAGAAGGTGCCATATGAAGCAACAATAATAGAATTTATTTCCCTCTCGGTAATTTCTCTTACCCGTTCACGTTCTTCAGCATCTACACCACCATGAACATAAAATACTTTTCGATTATTATCAACTGAATTATTTATTAACTCATGAATAATTTTTCCATGAGATTCTACTCTTTGGAATAAGATTAAAGTATTTCCTTTTAAACTTAAAGCTAAGTTTTTAATAAAGTTAGTTCTCTGATTATGTGAAATAATATATTGAATTTCATCTTCATAAGTATCAAATGTCCTTGGTGGGTGTTTTAGTAAAAGAACTCGAATATCAAGTTTAGATAAATGTCCCTTTTTAATTAACTCCGCTGTTTGTGTAATCTTATAACTAGGTCCAAATAATCCTTCTAAAACCCATTTATGTGTTTGTGATCCATCAAGAGTTCCAGTAAATCCATATCGATACTTGGCATCCGAAAGTTTGGACATGATTGAAACTAAAGACTTGGATTTAAACTGGTGTGCCTCATCACCAATGATGACATCAAACTGACCAAACCACTTACGGTCCATTTTGTAGATAGACTGCCAAGTACTGATAACAACATCCTTTTTGGCAATACGAGTTTTGCCTCCATAGATCTTGTAACAATACTGTTGGGCATTCCATCCATAGTCTTCAAAGTCCTTATACATCTGTTCTACTAATGATGTAGTAGGAACAACTAGTAAAACTTTTCTATCTTTTTCTATCGAATATCTAACAATAGAATAAATCATCAAAGATTTTCCAGAAGCAGTTGGAGAAATCAATAACCTTCTATTATATCTAAGCGCATCATATACTCCTTCAATTTGATAATCTCTAGGAGTGTGCTTGGAAATTGATTTCATATAATCTTCTATGCCCTCCCTAGAGATATTGTCATTCTTTTCAAAGGGAGTTCCATAAAATTTATTGTCTCTAAAACTTACAGAGTAGTCGGATTTTTTTGCCCATGCACATACTTTATCCAATAGACCAACATAAATTTCTCCAGTTGCCGTAGAGAATAATCGTATCTTTCCATCCCAATACTTACTACGATATTGGGGCATAAATTTTGCTCCAGGAACGTCAAAAGTAAAATGATCTGATAGTTCCTGATTTACATGAGGTTCTGCTTTAATCTTAAGAAACACCTCATTTTTCTTTTCAATGATTAAATCAGTCATATCCTCTAATAAACCTCTGCCATTCAATAGCGTTTTTAATCTGGTATGTTCTGTTCAAAATTACCTTGAGAATACTTTCAAGATAATCCAATTCAATTTGATAATACTCAACTTTTGTGAGACATTTAATAAGATCTTCATCAGAATCAAGATATTTGTCAATGTCTGATTTTAATACCTTGAAGTCAAATGGTTTTTCTGTATATACTTCTGGTTTTGCTTTACCAGAGTAATACTCCCATTTTTCTTTTCTTAACACTTTGAATTTATTTTCCTGCCCTTTTTTTAAAACAAGAATATTATTATAGATTTTATAATACTTCGAGTGTAAGGATGGAATTTTTGTTGACTCTAAGTGAAGATCATCGTTATCAATTTTGGAATCTTGTTCCCAAAGATTCTCAATCATTTCAAGATTCATACTACAGCAAACTCTCAATATCAAAAATTGTATATTTAAACGTGGCTGATGCCATAATATAATTTATATCAGTTGACTTAGCATCAAATTCGACAGATGATAATGATGTTGGAAATAAGTCTTTGAAAGTTACCTTCGATATCGGATTAAAGTTACTATTATAGATGAGTAGACTTCCATCAGAAAAAGCACCAATGACGGGATCTACAGGTCCAAATGGCAATGCTTCTGCCATACTTTCTGGATATCCAAGACCTCGCATCCAGTCATGAATTTCCAAATAGTTTTCTAAGTTTTCATCTACCATAAACTGAATGGTAAGATCGTTGTAAACCAACTTATCTCCAGGAATCATCAAATCCTTTAATGGAGTAGATTGAACAGCTACACCAAGATTAATGCCTGGGATGTTAACAGAATTGGAGAAGAAATCTACCTTTGGTGCCTTTTCCAAACTAAATTTAAATCCAGTCGGGGATAGAAAGTTTTTATTTTTAATCTCTCTATCCCACTTGGATAATCCACTTTCTTTTACCATGGAATAAAATATAGTTCTGTATTATTTAGCAGTCATTAAATACTTCACCAACTTGAGATCCTAATTCGGATCCTGCTTGCTGACCTAGAAGTAATGCCCAACCACCTGCTAACCATCCAATATAGGGGATACTGGAGGCTACTGGGACGACGAGACCAGCACTAATTGCGGTTCCTGCCATTGCACCTTGTGATCGTGCGCCAGCGTCCGCCACTATGCACTCGACTTCTTTTGCAGACTTTCCCTCTTCACCCTGCGTTACGGCACCTCCCATATTGCGGGTTCCTTCCATTGTATATTCATCACGACGATATTCATTTCTCTTTTCACTAGATGATCCACCAAAGAATCCTTTCTTTGATTTATCAAGATCTAATCCTCTTTCTGAAGTTAAAATCTTAGGGTCATTTGCACGATATTCAATCTCATATCCATCCTTTCCTGCTTTGATAGTATAGGATGAATAATCACCGCGAGGAATATTAATTGTCGGAACTTGTGGAACTCTGGGTGGTTCTGGTTTTCTTACAACATAACCCAGTAAACCAATGTGTGATACTACAAAGATTGCACCAATAGTTCCTACAACCACTTTGGTCAGTGGCAGTTTTTTCTCTTTTTTGGGTTCCTCTGACATGTCAACCTCCGATGTTGAATTAATTAAACCACTTAGTCTTACCACATTTTAATTATTTAAAAGCAGCCCTATTTATAAAAAGGCATAAAAAAAGACCCCCCGAAGGAGGTCTTGAAAAAATGTGAAACTTGGATCACATGAGGTTCTTAACGGTAACTCTTCTGTAGTAACGGTTGGAGTTAGCGAGGAGTCTACCGAGACCCTGATTAGTTCCTTCTGCGAATGGATTTGCGACCATGCCGTAGCGAGTCTTGAATCCAATTTTTGGTTGGAAGGTGTCCTGACCAACGGCGCGAACCATCTGGAGAGGAACATATGGGCAGTAGAACATACCTGCATCATAAGGGGAAGTTCCCTTATAACCAACAACGTAGTACTGATTTGCAGCGTTGTTTGCAGCAAATGGGTCGATGTAGACCTTGTACTTACCAGCAAGTGTACCAGCGAAGGTGTTGCCAGTGTCATCAACGTTGAGGTTAGCGTTGAGTGCAGGGGTGTAATCCAGGATGCCTGCCATCGTGAGTGCGGAAGCAACGTCTGCGGAGCAGAGAACAACGTTGCCCTTTCCTCTACGAGTTCTTTGGGCGATCTGGTTAGCGTCTCTTTCGATTTGGAAGAGTAGACCCTTGAACTTCTCAACCGACCAGCGTCCGTTGGAGTCAACATCGAGGTCGAACTCACCAGCGGTAGCGGTGTTAAGAGTTGCACCCTGTTCAGCAACCTTGTAGATGGAACGAATGACTTCGCGGTTGATTTCAGCAAGAATCTCTGTGGAGAGAATGTTTGCCAACTCAGCCTCAGCATTCAGACCGTGGATTGCCTTGAGGTCTTGTGCGAGTTCTAAGGAGTACTCAGCTTTCAGTGCTCTGGACTTCGCAGTAACGGTGACCTTCTCGATCGAGAATGCCATTTCGTTGAAGTGGTTGCCAGAACCATCTCCGAGAGCTTCCGACTCACCAGTGGCCATACCTTGACCAACGTTGTAAGCGGAGGTTGTTGCGGAACCAACAGGGTTCAGAACTGCAGGGTTAGTACCTGCCTGAGCACCTGTACCGAAACCAGCAGCCTGATCAGTTTGACCAGCGGTAAGAGTACCACCGTCGTTCTGACCTGCGAATGCAGTATCAGGCTCGTTGAATAGTGCTTCGGTTCCGCTCTGGTTGGTGTAACGGGAACGCATTGCGAAGATGAGTCCAGTAGGACCACTCATTGGTTGAACGCCTGCGAGGTCATAAGCGACCAGGTTAGGCATTGCACGTCTGATCAGGGAGATCAGAACTGGGTCGAAACCAGCAACAGGACCAGCTGCAGCTGAGTCTCCACTGAATCCACCTGTACCTGCAGAGTTAGTTGGAGATGCTTCACCAAGGAAGGATGCTTCTTCCTTGAGCATTTGCTCTTGGTTCTCAAGAAGAACTGCGGTAACGTTACGTCTGTGAGCGTCTTTGATGTTATCTAGACCATCGTAGTCTAGAAGAGGAGCCCACTTTTCAGTGAGCTGTTGGTAATTGATGTTTTGTTGCATTTTAGGATACCTGTGTTGAAATTTGATAATCTTTAAATCACTGTTTGACGTTAGAGAGTGCTCTTAGATATGCAGCCATAGAACCAGTAGGTGCTTCTACGTGTTCGGCTTCTTCTTTGAGAACTTGTGTCTCTTTCGTCTTGGAAGAACTAGTCTTTCCACCGAAGTATGACTCCTTCAGTGTTTCTAGTTTTTCACGATAGCTTTCTTCACTTTCAAACTCAACACCTTCTGCGAGGGTTGCAAGTTTTTCTTTTTGAGAAACTGCAAGTCCTTCAGCAACATTATTCATGACGGTCTCAGCAGTCGATTCCGACAGCTTACTATTTAGAGCAATATTTCTTTCGATTTGCTCGTTGAGTTTAGTCTCCATTTCATCAAGTTTGTCTACCATGCTCTCAAGTACATCGTATCTATCTTCAGGAAGAGATACATAATGTTCTTCAAAAAGACCCTTCATTCCTTCAAGGAAGGATTCGGTCATTTCTGTCTTGATTCCACGCTCAACGGAGAGAGCGTTTTCCTCAAGCCATTCTTCAGCGACATACTCAAGGTACGAATCAAGTCTCTCGGTAAGTTCAACCTTAATGGTTTCAACTTCCTCTACGAGTTTTTGTTCGTAAGCCTCGACGATTTGATTTTCGATATCTGTGATCTTAGCAGTAATAGAAGCTTCAAAGATCAGTTTAGCCTTCTCTTTGAATTCTTCTGAAAGTTCTTCACCGCCCAAGAGTGCTTCAACATCTTCTGCAATTGCAGCGTCGATGTCGATGATGCTCTCCTGTTCGGTAGCCTCCTCTTCGGAAATTACCTCTTCTTCAGCAGATGCTTCAGTTTCTTCAGCGTACTTAGGTGCTTGTGTCATGGGTTCAGCAGGTTTAGCGCCCTTGTTGACTACATCCTTAACTTGCTTAATCGTCTGGGTAGGAGTCTTAAGCGCATTAGAATTATCGTCTGGTTTAGAATTCTCGGGGGTTGGACCACCGAGATCCTCAACGGCACCGTTGTCGGGAACATAGTTAGGCGCTTTTGGCATGGCAGAATCACCAGCCGCAGCACCACTGTTGACAGCGGTTTTGGATTGCTTAGTGCCTACTTCCATTTCTTGTAAATCTCCACGAGACATTTGAACTCTCCGTTTTTAATCGTTGTAGATATCGTAATCTGTATTTATTTATTAAATTCAGAGATTTGATAGGAAGTTCTGGAACAATTCCAGTTTCTTCTCATCTAGTCTCTTCTGTTCAACTAGTTTATTTATGGTTTTTTTGGTCTCCTTAATCGTCTCTTCGACAACTTCTTCTGGTTCTTTTTCAATTACTGCAACGGTTTTTTCAACTGTTGCTTCTTTAATTGTAGTTTGTGCTTTGAGAAGACCAGCGTCCCAAATCCACTCAACTCCTTCCATAATTCCATTAACAAAAGCGTCAGGAGCAGAAGGATCTGCGACAATATCAGCAGCAGTAGCAAGCATAAAATCTTCGCCTACTACCTTATAACCTTCGTTTGTGTCACGTAGACTTCCCATTCCTCTGGAAGAAACTCCCAGTTGAACACCCTCATCAATTAATGACTGAGCAATTTTGCCCATAGGTGTATCGAGAAGTTTAGCCTTTCCAATAAAATTGGTTCCTTCTTTATGAAGATCAACAATCTTATGGGAAACTCTATCGAGATTTACCGTTGGTCCATCGGGGTGGCCAAGCTCACCAAGAGCACGACCCTTAGAAATGAAAGACTCGGTATATCTGTTTACTTCTTTTTGAAGAGTTTCAACAGGATAGAAACGACCATTTCTATTCTTTAGGTTTCCTTGAAGGAAAATACCCTCAATAAACATAGATTTCTTGCCGTCTTTTTCTTCGACAAGAACCTTAGCTGATTCGATTTCTTCGGTAATAAGTTTCATTCTTCCTCTGGTTCCTCGGCAGGTTCTTCAACTTCTGCAGATGCCTCCACTTCATCAGTTTCTGGCTCCGCATCATCTAATTGATCAACCCAAGGATTGGGACCACCAAACATATCAGCTGTGATAGCTGGACGAATGGTTTCGATATTCTCAGCAGACTTTGCAAAAAGAACATCTTTGATCTTAGAATGAATTTCCGTTGGAGATTCATTATTCACAATCAAATCAATAAGGTCATCCATGACAGTTAAATTACATACAAACTAGAAGTATTTATATTTCCCCTCCCTTGGGCATCTCCATTGATGATCCATCAGCTTCTACGGCGGATGCATCAATTTCTGGTTCTGTGACAGGAGCTCCCAAATCTTCTCCAGCTCCCATTTCCATCTGTTGAATTTCCATTGGATCTATCAACTTACCATCTTTAATTTCTTTCTCAATCTGTTTATCAATCTCGATAATTTCTTCATCCTTTTGTTTGAGGACATATCTTCTGACATATTCGAGAGAGAAGTACTTACCGAGGTATGGGTCAACTGCAGCAGCAGTTCCGAGTCTCTCATTGAGAAGTTCGGTTTCCTTCAGTTCGGCAAAATGATTATCGTATACAAAATCATATTGGATATGATCAGAAAGGATCTCCCAATCTTCTGGAGTGACAATATTTTTGAGGATTAACTGAGTCTTTAGCATATCGCTAAACACACCAGAGAATCTCTTTCTCATTCTACCAACAAATTTGGTGAACTTAATTTCATCTCTTAGAATTTCAGAAGAACGACCAAGATTAAATCCTTCTCCAGATCCAGCAATACGAGATTCGGGAACACCCAATGCTCTGTATAGTTTCTTTTGGAAGTATTCAATATCGGAAAGTTCACCTAGGTTTTGACCACCAGGAAGAGTAGTGATTTCTGTTCCTCTACCACCTTCACGACGAGGAAGCCAGAAGTCTTCTAACATACTCATGTGCTTGCGGTCATCTCTGACCTCACCAGTTCCAGCATCGTAAACAAGTTTATTGCGATAACGGCTCATCACATCTTTTAGATATTGTTCTGCTTTAATCTTAGGAAGATTGCCCACATCAATATAGAAAATTCTTCTTTCTGGAGCACGCGACAATCTATAGATAACCAGACTGTCTTCAATCATACGAAGTTGATTGAGTGCCTTAATAGACTTGTGAAGATATGAAAGAATTGTTTGTTTGTTTCTATCTACTAATCCAGAGTGACAGAACGTAACTGCATCAATAGCAATTTTTACTGGTTTAGTTACGTTTTTGAATGCTGGTTGTCCAATAGCTCCGACATTATTCTTTGCTGCCTGAGTATTTGGATCATACAGATAATACTCCTCAATTTCTGGAGTAAGAGGATTATCTTGACTTTGAATTCTTGCAACAGTTTGTTGTACGTTGTCTTTCTTCTTCAGTTTTCTAACGTACTTAATTTTCAGTGGATCAATATATCTTACTTCCTGAATACCTTCTTCTGGTTTTTTGAGATCAATTACTTTGTGATAGAAGATTCTTCCATCGACATACCAGTTACGGAGGATTTCATGGCACTTTTTATCAAAGTCCATGATTTCTTTGATCTTCTTAAACTCATCTCTAATAAGTTCTTTGAGTTTTTCCGAAGCAGGGAGATTCGATAGATCGATTTGAACGGGAGAATCGTTCTGATCTGAGACAATCGCCTCGTTTATAATATCTTCAATAGCACTATCCACTTCTGGATGCAGAGCCATTTCTCGATATCTTTTAATTAAATCAAACTCTGACTTGTAGACGCCATCAATATCTACGTACTGACCATAAAATCCGCTGCTAACATAAAAGTCCGATGAATCCTCATCGGACTTTGGGACGGGAGAAACGATGCTCTTTGAGGCATCGTCTCCCTTATCAATTTTAAAACCAAACAACCTAGCCATTTAGATTCACTTGAGGCATAATCAAATATATTTATTCAATGAAAATTAAGCAGTCTGAGAATCAGCCGTTGTTACTGGTTCTTCCTCTGTTCCAAAGAGATTTTCATTATCTGCAGTATATGCATCCCACCATTGAACTTGCATATCTACAGTAAACTCTTCAATAGTATCAGAGTTGTCGTATGATAATTCAATAGAACTTACATTGGTTGGGAAGATACCATGGAATACGTACTTCTTGAGAACTGGATATTTGTCAGCAGATCCTAAAGTTGCATCTGAAATAGTAGTTGGAAAACCACCAGTGGATGTTTTAGTATTTCTTCCTAGTTGATAAACAACGGCATCCTTCTGATATTGAGTTGGATTAATGACACCAGTAGCATTATCATGCTTGTTGATACCATTCATCCACTGCTCAAAAGCATTTCGCAAATCGAAAGAGATGTCATTAATGACCGTAATGGTCCAGACATCAAAAGTTCTATCTCCAGCAATCTTTAAATTTCTTCCTCTGAAAGGAACATCAATTACATTAATATTTGAAGCTGGTAACTGAGCAGCTTTTACTAAGAATCTGGCGTTAGATACAGATTCTGTTGGTATTTGGACGTAGCTTGGGAAGGCAAGTTCAACCTCAAACAAATTGGGGCGTGCAGCCCCTCCACTGAGTCGAGCCTTAAAATCCTCAATAGTCCTATCCCCTACCTGAGGTGGATTAAATGACTTGGAACTTGGCATGGCTAGTTAACCTCTTGTACTGTTATTTAGTGGTATGAATCAAACATTACCAACTACTTCATCAAAACTGACTCCAGAACGTGTAGCCACGAAAGTCAGTCCAATGAAGTTGATTGATCTATTTGGTTTTATGAAGATATCAGCTTTAAACTGATTGGAATCAATAACATCTGGTGTGTTATTAGATTCGTCACAAATAACAACGAAATCAATGATACCTCTCTTCGCCTTAACATCGCGGAGATATGGTTCAACGACATTCAAGAAGTTAGTTCTTGTTAAAATATCATTGAACTCAAAGAGTTGTGCTCTTGCAGCTCTTTCAATGGTTTGTTCAATAGTGAGGAACAGACGACGAACGTTAATTCTATCGAATGCAGATGATTCCTTAAGAGCAGTTTTGTCTCCATATAGAATCATTCCTGCACCAGGAGAGAATATAACTGGGTTAATTCTCTTAGGATAAAGCAGATCTCTTTGTGCCTGTGATGGATTATAAGCAAGTTTAATTGCATTATTAATGGATCCTCTTTGAGATCCTGCAGGTGAGAACCAAGGGAAAGAATTAATAGAAGTTCTTGCCATCAAACCAGCAATGTCAGCATTCAAAGCAACATATCTGAATGTATTGTTGAATCTATCAAAGGTGTACTTGTATCCAGAATCAAATACAGCGTAAGAACTAGATGTTAAACTATCATAGAAATTGATAATGTTTTTTGTCTGTGTATCTGACTGAGTAACTCCAACAACATCAGGCTTGTATGGCGAAATACAAGCAACACAATCTTTACGAGTTTCCGCAATCTGAATCAGTTTATTTGCCTTAGCTTGTGCAGTAAAAACAGTATCGCCTGAAGATGGACCTTGAATAATGTAGTTAACCGAGTATTCTGCGGGGTTATCTAAGATGGAATACGAGGAAACAACATCAGAAAGTTTGCACTTGTAAACTCCAACACCACCATAATCACTACCTCCAGATAATGAATATGTTTGAGGTCCAGATCCATTAAAAGTAACTCCTTGAGTGAGTTGACCCCATGTACCACTATCATCAATTGTATATCCACTGAGCATTGTGTATTTTAACCCAGTACCAGTTTGTGCCGCACCAACAAAAATGTTTGATGAATACTGTGCAATGTAGTTCTTATAGTATATGTCCGCAGATGGAGAAATCTTGGCATCCGATGCCTTAGAAAGACCAACCCACTTCTCTACAATGTTTCCTGCACTACCAGTTACTCTACCCGTGTCGTCAACGACAACAACATGAACCTCGTCAAATCTAGAACTTCTATCTGCAGCATATGCAGACGTTCCTGGTTTTTCCGCAAGAGATTTCCAGAAGACTTTTTGGTTGTCTAAACCAAGAGTCTGTTGATTATACCAGTCTTCCGCAGTATTGCCTTGTCTGAGTATTAATCCACTACCAATTCCACTCTTAACAATAAAGTCTGTATTTGCAAATGCAACAGAAGTAGCAGTGTCCATGATAATGTACTGTCCCTCAGATCCTTCTGGAGAGAATCCAACAATGTTACCAGTATAAGTACCATTAACAGATTTAATCTGATCACCGATACTAGCCTTTAGAGTGTTTAGATCATCACCAAAAGTAATCTCTGTAGATCCTAAACCAACAACGGCTTGGAATCTTGTTCTTTCAAGTTGAACTTCTGCCCCAGCATTATCAAAAGCCCTATATAAATTTGGGTTATTTTGGAGTGCTCCACCTGGAGTTTCAACATTAAATGTGTCTACTCCATCATCATATCCTAAGAAAGATTTAGTAGAACTGCCCTCTTGATAGTCAATTTCACTCCAAACATCAGTTGTTACGTTATGTTCGGACAAAATTTTGACATCAACAGACGAATCATGAATATCAGTAATAACTGCTTTAATATATCCTGTTTGAATACCAATAGTTCCATCCGTATTTGCTACAGAAGTTGTAAATCCAGCCGTGATCGCATATCCTACGGCAAGACCATCCGTTCCAATTGCCAGTCTTTGATCTGCTTTGGAGTCAATAGTACAAATCTTCAAGTCATTAGCCCAAGATCCTGGGTTTCTGGATGCATACATCCAAGTAATATCATTTAAATGGTTGTTGTAATAGTCCTCTGAGGAATCAACTTGTAAACCCGTTAGAGATCCACCATCGACAGAGACGTTAGCATTGGATAATGGAGTTGTATCATCCGTATGCGAAGATCTGATAACTCTCAATATACCACCATATGAGAGATATGAGGATGCACTCATCCAGTATTCATACTGAGAATCAGTAGATAGTGGCTTACCAAACGTTTGTAAAAGATCGTTTTCGGTTTCAATTAAGATTGGTGTATTTACGGGACCCTTTTGAAATGGTCCAGCGATAGCACCTACTTGATCATTGATATCATCAATACGTCCAATAGTTAAGTCAACTTCTCTTACTCTTACGCCTGGGGAGACTAAATTTAATGACATTGTTGGTTCCTCTTGAAGAAGTCCATTTTTATCTGTTATTATTTAGAATTTGCTAGTTTTTAAGTGGGGAAACAATGCATGAACACTTTACCAGTCTGGATATACATCATCTATTCCAAGAACTATATTGTATGGCATCTCTGATTTTTGCTTTCTGGATTCCACAACTCTTTTAATAGTACATTCTTTGCACTCATATGAATATGCGGAATATGATGTTCTATCTTTACGTGTTCTGTAAAAATCAGTTAATAAGTCTTTTATCTGGTTACAAGACCTACACTTTCTCTCCTGTAAAAGTAGGTGACTTAATCTAAACTCTTCATCTAAGTCCATCAGAACCATCTCCAAGGAAGCATCGAATAACCCAATGTATTCAATACTGGTTCAAAGGCTAATGCTAAAAGTGTGAACATTAAAATTTCAATGAATGCTTGTTTCCATAATGGTTGTTTTAACTTCCACTCTTTAAATTTATTTGGTTTGCTTGCTAAAGCATATAAACCAGATTTTTTACCAATCACTTCTGACCACCAATTTGGATCAACCACATTACTCAATAATTTTAAAAATTTAATCATTGATAATCCCACATGTGAGACATATCACCATATTCATCGGTATGCCATCTATCTCCAGTACTATCTACGAATGATGTTTCTTCATTGATACCATCGCTGACAAATCCGAATGGTGCCATATCCTGTTCAATCTGGTCTCTTTGATCATCATAGATTCTCTTTCTAATATCATCATCTGACATTTCTTTAAAGTATTCCTGTTGAACTAGCCAAGCAAAAATAACAAGACACATCGCAAGGTCGTCATTACAACCTTCTTCTGCTTCAAAAGAATTATTTTTCTGAATGAATGTAGTAAGTTCTGCAATGATATGATAATCAGATATCAATAACTTATCAGATTCAATCATTGTTTTTAGATTCAATGCTCCAATTTTTTTGACAGTCTTGGACATCTTCACACCTAGTTGTGTCTTTTTACCAGAAAATCCTTGACCGACTAATTGGCCAGAACGCCCTCTCATAGAACACATGAGAAGATTTTGATATTCTAAATCGTATTGAATTGTTGCGGCAATCTGATCTCCAATATCGTTTACTTCACATAAGATATATGCATCATTGTATGCTTTTGCAAATTCCCAAATAATATTTGGAAATAACATTGGTTTGATAGAATTGTTTCTATACTTTGCAACTACTCTATATGGAAACTCCGTAGTATCAAACACGATGAAAGCTGAATAGTCTTTTTCTACTCCTCTTGCAACGTCAACAGTAATTACATAAGTATGTTTCTCTAGTGGATGTGCGTATATTTCTCCACCATTCTTGGCGGTATTGATTGGTTCATCATATACCATTGACTTAAGCTTTGATGGAGCAATCAAAGTATCAACAGATCCCAAGAACTCACATTCAAACTCAACTCGGAACTGAGCTTCTGATGTGTTTTTAATTGTCTGTTCTTTCCAAGCCTCGTCACGACCAGGAACTTCTGACCAGTGAACCTCAGTATTTACATATTCATTTCTATTCAGTTCTGAGTCGTGCCACAATCGATAGAAATGATTCATACCCTTGGGGGTAGAAACGATAATTACCTTTGTGGATTTACCAGATGAAATGGTAGGATATACAGAACTAAAAAACTCATCTGCGATATGATTTGGAATGAATGCAAATTCGTCCAAGAAAATAATATTAAACGACATGCCTCGAACGGCAGATGCGGATGTGGATGCCGCAATAATCTTTGATTTATTTTCTAATTCCATGGAACCTTTGTTCCAGGCAACGATACCTTGTTGCATCCAATGAGGTAGTGCCTCATATGCAGTCTGAAGCCTACCCAATAGTTCTCTGGCAGTTGCAGCCTTGTTTGCGAGTATACCAATAGTAACGCTATCGTTAAAGAGTGCGTAATGTAGGAGATATGAAACAACAGTTGTTGACTTTCCCGACTGTCGAGGCATCTTACAGATATTGAATCTGTTCCGATGGAAATTTTGAATAAGTTTTTCCTGAAAATCATACATCTTGAAAGGAACTAAACCTTCATCAAGACTAATAATCTTTACGTAATTGGCTGCAAAATATAATGGATCTTCCTTACATTTCAAATATTCCTCTACCTGTTCTTGAGTCCACTGAATAGCAACGTTGGACTTTTTAAGATTAGGATTACCAAGATATATACTATCACTCATAAGACATTCAGGGGTTTACCATAAAAAGAGGTTCTCTAGGATCTTTTACTGTAGGATAAAAGTAAATTACTTTTGCTCCAGGATATACTTTTTCGACTTCATTCTGGACATCTTTCTTCATAGGTCTTCCTCTTTGTGGAAAGAACATTTGAAGAGTTCTGGTTGATCCCCTAAAAACTAAAGTTATGCTGTAATAATTTCCATATTGTGCAATTCTCTCCACACCTTCACCCAGAAATTTTTGAAATGACTTCATGTTTCGGAGACATCTACACGTTTATTTAGATTGATTGTCTTTAGATGCCTGTTTCAACATTTTTTGCAAATCAGCTGTACTTCCAACAAATAAGGCATTGTTAGTGACATTGGTTGGACCTTTTTTAGATTCTTCGTTAACATCTTTCAATTTCTTTTGGAGATCCATCAACTTATCTGTTGTGTCTGCAACGTTCTTAATTAATTGTCCAGCAACTTCATATGCTCTGGGAGAATCAGATTGTTGAGATAATTCAAGAATTCCATCAATTGCTTCTTGTCCCTTCTCAATCAAAGAATATAGATGACCTCTAGTATATTCATAATCCCGATCAATATCTGGTTTCTCCTCTCGTACAGGTTTCTTTTTGGCAACGGGTTTTTCTTCAGGCACTACTTCTGAAGGAGTAATGTCCAAAGACTTATCAATCTCGTCAAAATTCATATTCATAGATCGGAATCTCTACTTTGACTAATGCTATATACTTGTCCATCCATGAATTCTGTTCTGGTTTCACCAAATCCAAAATCATCATCATCCAAATTTGATTCAACAAACGAGTCATCCTGAGCATTAATTGCATTAATTGGAACGTCGATATCATGAGGAACAGCACTTGTTCCATATTCTCCCCTAGAAACATGCAATCTTTGTCCACTCTTCGATTTAATTCTCATTACTTCATCATCTACTTGAATATAAGTATTTTCGATAAATGGAGTTGAATCTGAAACCGCAAACGCTGTTACGATTTCATTAAATACTTCTCCAGTTCTAGCAGTATCGTCATTATCATAATCTTTTATTGCTACTGGAACAGCAGTATATCTAAGTTGTCTATTTGGAGTTTTAATATTTTCGGTCCCTTGCATGTAATCGACCTGAACTTTCTTGATAAGTCCATCTGTAGTGGGGTTGATAGGTCCGTAAAGGTATGCCTTACAAGTAAAGTTTAGTGTGTAGATAAGGGCTCTTCTGGTCAAGAAGTCCCCCTCATAATTATCATCCATCTGAATCGCCTCCAATGTAATTGGAATATCTCTTGATTCTCCAATTGTGTCAGCGAGATTTACTGTAAGATTGAATGATGGTTGAAAATATGGTAAAATTTGTTCTAAAATTTGCAAAGCATCTTCGTTAAGTTTTGTTAGAATGCTTAATTGCATATTGATATTATAGGGAACTGGCATGTATCCCTTAATCAACTTATTGCTCTCTTTATTAACAGCTTTAAATGTTTGCATAGTAGAAATTTTTCTACTAGCGTCATACTGAACACCAACCATTTCAAATGACATCCTTGGCAATGTCAATGCACCAGCTGGTTTACCAGGAGATCTCAAATCCCTACTCTGTTCTAGTCGTGCCAAGAATTTTTGAGTCGGTCCATATGAAATGGGAACATTTATGACACTAAAGGTATTATCATTTTTATCTTGATGCTTAATTTCAATCCCATTAAATAGGGTTCCGAAGGAAATAATTACCTTCCTGATGATTTCGTGATAAAAATGAGAGCTTAACATAATACAGTATTTTTAATTATTTAGACTTCCCCAAAAGGATTCCTCTCTGTGAAGTCTATAATTTGATCAGCTTCAAACTCAATATCATCATTGGATGCAAATTCATTACCATCATACTCATCAAGGAAACTTGCAATAGTATGACTAGCTCCTGCACCAACGATTGTTTCTCCAAATTGAAAATCTCCAGTTGCATTTCCAAGCTTGAGGATTCTGTTACCAGCATCCCAAGAAGCAACAATTGCACTAGTTCCACTAGAAACTCCTCTTACAGATTCACCAATTACGAAGTCGCCAAAGACTGGATTTATAACTTCTTCAATTTCTATGTTTGGTGTTACGGATGTATATCCAGTTCCTGCATTCGAGAATCTTATTTTTGCAATACTAGATCCTGTACTTACGACTGATTCTGCTTTTGCATTTTTAATCAAATCTGTAGTATCAACAGACTGAGGAATAAACACAGAAGTGATTCCTACAGTTGGTTTAAAGTTATATCCAAATCCAGCGGTGTCAATTCCAACTGGTCCGAGGACACCAGTCGATACTATAGCAGTAGCAATGGCTACCGATGTTGGCTTACCACCTCTAAAAGTAATAGATGGTGGAGTCGTATATCCAGTTCCTGGGTTGTTTAGTAGAATTCTATCAATTGACTTATTGGGAACTCCAGTTCTGCTAGTCATAATAGCAACTGCTGTTGCCTGTTGACCGAGATCTGGTTTTTCGATAATCATCAGTGGATCGGAAATATATCCACTACCACCATAAACAATTTGTAGACCAGATACTTCTCTCTCATCATTTAGAGAAGCATATACTTCTGGATATTCGTTATTTAAATTCTCAACGAACTGAGCTGTTCTAGACGTTGGTGTATCTATTTCTTGTTCTGAGGTTGTTGTTGGGACAAGAGATTCACTATCAGTTCTAAAAGAAGTATCCCCAGTGAGATTGAGAGTTACGTGATCGAGATATCCAATATATCCATCTCTGATTGTGTTTAGTTTGCCTATACCAGAAGCATCAGCTCCATAATGCAATTGGTTGTTCGCAAAGAACATGATTGGGTCTGCATTACTATATTCAGATCCAGGATTACCATTCACACAGAGTTTGGCATTGGAACCATGCTGTTCGATTCTAATGAAATTCCATGTATTCAATGTAAGTGGATTTGGATTTTCAATAGCAGTAGATCCAGAAGCAAAAACTACAGTTCCAGAATCTCTGTGGTATAGTTTGATTCTATCAGACCACAAAATAACTCCACCATAACTTGGATTCGGAGTAAACGTGGTTGGATAGAACCACATACTAAAGGACAATCTTCCATCCTCAGTATCTCTAGAGTCAATGTTTGTTGGGAACTCAAATCTCGATTGCTCCGTATCCTGAGCATTGTCATGATAAAGGGAGTTATTTCCAAACTTTATTTGCGTTGCTATTGTTCTGTTTGGTGGCGTAAACGTTACTTGTGGAATCTGAATGTAATTTGTTCCGCCAAAATCAATAGTTAGATCATTTACACGTCCATTAACCGCTGTAGCAATACCAGTTGCTTGTTTACCTCTGGTTGGTTTTGAGATGTATACTGATGGTGTTGTTTTATAATTACCGTCATTAAACAATCTAATATATTGTACCGATTTCGTGCCAAAAATAGTTGAAGCAAGAGATACGGAAGCCGTTGCATTGGTGTACGTATCTTTCGATAATTGTAGGGATATAAACTGTCCCCCCATACCAATGGGTTCCATAACCTCATCACCATTTACACCAGCAAGAGTATCTGGAATATCAATGATTTCATCTTCATACTCAAAGATTTCACATCTTAATTCATACATATAAAGATCATTGAGTTGGTAGAAAGGAACTTTTGTCTCTACAAACTTAATCTCAAATAACGCATTATCTAGAGGAAGATAGATTAGATCTCCTTCCTGAGGTCTAGTAGCAACTTTAATCTCATCCTCTGGCCACAACTTCAACAAAGGAGAGATGAAATCATCATACCTTTCCTTTGAAATAACCAACTGAATTTCATCTTGCGATCTAACACCAAACTTTGATAGAATCTCCGAAGGACTTCCAAATCCATCAAAGTTTACTAAGTATGCTTCGAGTCGGAAACTATCGTCAAACCTAGATGCAGTTATTTCTTTAATAACTGTTTGTTCATTAACAATCCTCCGAGGCATATACAAAACATCCTGACCGAACATTTTCAAATGCTCGTTAACCAAATCTTGAACCAATCTTTGTTCGCTTGGTGAACCGTGTAGAAAAAATGGATTTAAGGGCATTATCCTATCATGTCTAGAGGTGGCATAGCGTATTCGGTCATCAGTTTCTGTTCATGATCCTCAAGTTCTCTTTGAGCATCGTCAAACAGTTGTCTACCGTTCATCTCAAGTCCACCAGGAAGTTTAACTCCTTGGAACTTGATAAGGTTCTGACCCCACTGTCTCTTAATTAAAGACGTTGTATATCTCTTGACCCATGGGTCATTGTATACAGCAGTCTCACTTTCTGGATCTACAATCCTGTAACAATCTAAGAGCAAATAGTGATTGCTTTGTAGATCATTTAGAGTAATATCTAGATAAAGTCTATTGTTTTTCTTATTAAATCTTACCTGTGCATCTGGGTTGATTAGATAATCAAGACTTTCTAAGTATGACTTGACCATCGCATAGTTCAATAAATCAACTGCTCCGTAGTAGTATAAATCATTAAGGAAGAGTTGATATTTAATATTAAACAATCCATCTGACACTGAAGAGGAATCAATTTTAAATACTTTATTGACTCCAATGACAGATTCTGGAAGAGGAAGATAGTTCGCACCTTCCTCGTATTCCATCATAGAAACACCACCGTGGTTGCTTGTACCTGTAGTTGTACTAGCAATTCCCACTAATGTTTGTTTTTCTGTCTCTAGAAGTTTGTGCTTAAGAAATACTCTATCTATTCCCTCTCCATGTCTTTCATGGTATAATTGGATTGCATCGTCAATCAGATCTTCGATTTGATCATCATC